AAAATGAGCGAACAAATCCACAACCAGTTCTTACTGACGCAGGCTGAAAAGCAGAGTTTCCTCTGGAAGAAGATACTAGCACAGTTCGAGTATGAATTACAAGTGGAAAGACAAAGAAATGACTCGCCTGCGCTCGGGGAAGCAGATACGGCAAAAATCAGGGGGCGGATCAGCAAGCTCAAAGAATGGATCAACCGTAACACGCAGGAAGATGCTGAAGAGTAAGACGTAATCGCATTGTGGTGCGATTAGGTGTTGCAAAAGCGTCGGACGCATAGCGCCCGGCAAGAAGTAAGAACGACTCACAAGCCGTTTAGTAGATAGGAGCAAGGAATGTCTGATGAGCAAGATGTAGTGGATGTAGTACCAGAACAAACAGCCCAAGAAGCTTTGGCTGCGATGAGAGAAGGGTTTGCAGAAGCCAGTAATGTGACTCCTGCGCAAGACAAGACAGCGAAAGTTGCCGAGCCGACCCCGGAAGCACAGCAAGCCGAGCAAAAGAGTAAAGCCGAAGCAGAGGCAGCGGAAAAGGCGGCAACAGAAGCCAAAAGCGTGGCCGAAGCTAAAGAAGCGGCGCAGAAAGAGCAAGCAGCAAAGTTGGTAGCGGCTGGTTATACTGCAGAAGAAATCGGGGACGCCATCAAGAAAGCTAAAGAACTCGACAGGGTTCAGGGCGACTTGAATAAAATCTTCGGTAAATTTGGCGGGATTGAACAGCAGCTTAAAACTCTGGCCGAGAAAAAAGTAGCCGGCGTCCAGGTAACAGCCGAAGACTTGACTGATTTACAAGAAGCCTACGGCCCGGAAATGTCCGAAGCGATGATGAAGGTCTTGACCAAGATCGTCGCCAAGATCAACCCGGCAGACTTGGAGAAACCAGCGGAAGCTCCGAAGGTAGACGAAGCGTTAGCGGCAGCCAAAGCAGAGTACGACGCTAAACTGGCTAAAGCAACGGCGGACACCAAGGATCAGCTTACCCGAGACTTTGAGCGGAAGTTGCTTGACATTACTCACAAAGATTGGCGCGAGGTAACAATCATCACCGACAGCAAGGGCAATTTCATTGACTTTCGCCCAGAGTTCAAAGTGTGGCTGGATACTTTACCGGAGGCCGATCAAAAGGAAATAAAAGGCGGTTGGAACTCCGCTTATGTGGCTGGAAAGATCACTGAGTACAAAGACTACATGAAGCAAAAAACAGCAGCGGCTCCTACAACATCGAACCGGCTGAAAGCTGGCGTGCAACCTAAAGGGACGACAGGGACAGCCACAGTAAAATCGGACTTGGATTGGCAGCGGGAAGGCTACACTTCAGTCTGAACAACAATAACAATAAAAGGGACTAAATCATGGCTCTCCAAAACTATAACACCCAGCCTGGGCGTATTAACAAATTGCTTGGGCAAATCTTGGCGCATGCCGAGCCGATGGAGGTAACGGGTAACATCGGTATCCAGAAAGACGTACCCAAGAACAAAGGCGATACGGTTATATTCCGTCGCTGGGTTCCGGCAGGCTCGACCGACCAAAACAAATTTTTCGGCACCACTACTGCTGTGGATCGCGGCAATGCTTTCTACCAAGGCTATATCGCTTCGGAAGGCGTAACTCCGGCTCCGCTGTCACTGACCGCGCAAGATTACCCGGTCACGTTGCAACAACTCATCATCGTCTTCGGTTTCTCGGACAAAATGGCCGATCAATACGAGGACGATGTGCCTGCCGAGTACAAACTGCAAGTAGGCCAGCAACTAGGTCTTGCCCGCGAAATGCTGCGCGTCGGGCAGATCAAGGCTTCTACCAACAAGTTCTACGGCGGCACCGGCACGACCCGCGCTACCGTTAACGGCAAACTGACGCTCCCCCTGATGCGCAAGATCGCCAAGAGCTTGCTGTCTGCTCACGCCAAACAGGTTACGAAGATTCTCGCCCCCGGCGTGAACTACGGCACCGTCGCGGTGCAGCAAGCCTTCATGGTTTACTCGCACACCGACCTGAATCAGGACATCTATGACCTGCCCAAGTTCAAGGACGCAGTGGACTACGCGCAAGGCTCGGCCCGCATCCCCGGCGAAGTAGGCGCAGTGGAAGGTTTCCGCTTCGTCACCTCGCCTGATCTGCCTTCCGTACTGGATGGCGGTGCGGCTGTTGGCTCTACCGGCCTGACCTCTAACCTCGGCACCTCTATCGACGTGTACCAAGTCATCGTAGCCGGTGCGGATGCCTGGGGTCAAATCCAGATGAAGAACGGCAGCGGCGTATCCGGCACCGAAGCTAGCGTGCTGCTTCCTGGTCAGCCTGACAAGAACGACCCGGCAGGCCAACGCGGCTATGTTACGGCCAAAAACTATTTTAACGCACTTATTACTAACACCGGATGGGTAGCGGTTGCTGAAGTCGGCGCAACGGCCTAATGCCATAACCAAGGGGCCGGGTAAACCGGCTCCGCTATAGGAGAAAAAATTATGGCAACTCAACTAAACCTTCCCATCGCGGATCGCATTGAGCAAAAGCTGTCGGTAGTTCACGACGCTGCGCAAAAGCGTGCGCTGGAGCTGCTGCTTCGGCCTGCGGTTTCGGGTAGCGTATCGCAATGCCTGACTACGGCTGGCTTGGTCATCAAGGTAGGCGGAAGCACGCTGGCAAAAACTGGTGCGGCAGACGCCTATTTTGTGGTCGATGGCGCACTGGTGAAGATCGCTGCAGGTACAGATATGCCTGCCCTTACCGGCTTTGGCATCAGCGCAGGATTGTACAACGTCGTCTGTTTCTTCGTAGACCAAGCTGGCACGGTAACAGCCAATCTTGGTATCGAAGGCGCGGATATTGCACACGTAGTGTTCCCGACAGTACCTGAAGGTAAAGCGATGGTAGGCTTCTTGCTCATCACCTACGCCTCGGCTTTTGTGGGTGGCACGACTGCGTTGGATACCGCGACTACATTGTACTTCAGCCCAACTGGCGATCTCAACCCCGGCTTAGTTAACTCGCTCGGCTAACAACAATCTTTAGGAGAAAAATAAAATGTCTATGAACAAAGTTAAGGACATAGCTGGTGCGACTATTAACTTGGTCAGTGCTGGCTTCGTTCTAGGTACTACCAAAACCTACACCACGACTGTATCCACGGAGCAGGTTATCAACGGGAAATTCGGTACGACCCTGGCGGCGCAAACCAACACGGCCATTCCAACCACCGACGCAACTACGGGCGTAGCTTTCCCCGCTGTCTCCTACGATAACGCAGTGTGTTTGGTGTTCGGAGTAAACGCTGCAGGTGCGATCAAGCTGTCCCAAGGCCCGATCACCCCCATTGCTCCCGGCGTTACTACTACCGTTGGTGCGTTCCTGAATCCGCCTCCGTTCCCCGAGCTGCCTGACGACTTCTGCCCTATCGCCTACGGCTTTGTACGCGTAGCTCCGACAGCGGTATCGTTCACTACGGGTACAACCAACTGGACGGCTTCCGGCGTAACCTGCACCACGTTCCAGAACGTAGCAACATTGCCCGACCGCCCGCAGATCGCGTAAAGGTAAGGAGACTCGGCCAGCCCGCATAAAGGTGCCGAGAAAACGTAGAGGCAAGACTCGTCAAGAAGCCGATCTCTACAAACTGCGCGGGGCAAGCGCTAGAACCGTAGCCCCGTTCTTTTTCTAGATAGGAGATAGTAATGCCAAAAGGTATTCGTAAAGTAAATCTGAATGACGCTGCGGCCCGTCCGGTTAGCGCTGGTGTGCAAATGGACACCGGGGACATGGCCGAGCCAAAAGTTTCCTCGGCGGTGGCTGACAAGGATCATCTCGTAACTTCGTCTATGCTTGAGCTGCCGACGGACGAAGCCATTGTGCTGGCCAACGAAGCCGCTGCCAAAAAGGATTACCTAGCTCAACTGAAATTCAACGAAGAGCCAGTGGGTATTGTCATTGCTGAAGACTCGTCCGAGTTTCCGATAGACCCAGTTCCGCTGGGCGTGAACGGCAAGACTTTGTACCTGAAGCGCGGGCAAGAATACACCATCCCCCGCAAATTTGTTGAAAGCCTGTGCAGCCCCGTAACAAGGGTATCTACCAAGAGAACCCTCAACAATCTTGGCGAAGACGCTACTCAACTGGAACAGACCAGATCGTTTCAGTTCCCGTTTCGCATTACCCACGATCCTAGCCCGCACGCTAAAACGTGGTTTAATTCGCTGATGCAGCGGTCAAAGTAGTAAGCCATGGGCGTCGTTGCTCCAATGACGTATCTGGGGCTGGTACAACGCCTTCAGAGCGAGAGCGGTACATCCGGTAGTGCCGTCACCACTTTAGTAGGCGTTACTGGTGAGGCTCTGCGGCTCAAGAACTGGATCGCGCAGGCGTATGTAGAAATACAAGCTTTACACCATGACTGGCTTTGGCTTATGCAGGATGTCCAGTTCGACACGATAGCTAACCAGCAGTCGTACTCTCCCACCACTACTACGTTTACCACACCGGCTGGCGTCGGCATTGCTGATTTTGCACGCTGGAAAATAGACCCATTAGCCGGCGAGTCCTCCTTCCGGCTGTGGCTCGCATCGTCCGGCAGCGATAATGAAACATGGCTGCACGAAGTGGATTACGTGGCCTTCCGCGACTACTACCTGTTTGGTCGCAGGCGTGTCACCTATGCTCGGCCTATCAGTATTAGCGTAGACCCGCAGCAAAACCTGTTGCTCGGCCTCGGGCCTAACGATGTGTACACCGTGGTAGGGAAGTATTTTCAAGCACCACAGTTCCTGTCGGCGGATGCCGATGTACCGGCGATGCCTGCGCGCTTCCATATGCTAATCGTGTACTGGGCGCTGGAGCACTACAGCTTCTATGAAGCCGCTCCAGAGGTTATAGCTGGCGCTACCAAATTTGGAAAGCGAATGCTGCGGGAACTAGAAGCAGCCCAACTTCCGTCTCTTATCGGTTTCGACCCGCTAGTATGAAAGAAGCCGCGTACAAGATGCCGCCGATCCAGTACGACGCGATCCAGATGCAGGGCGGCGTAGACCAGATGACCCCGCTGCTGAACCTGAAGCCTGGGATGCCGAGGGACGCACTTAACTTTGAAGCCTCTATTCTTGGAGGCTACACACGGATTGGCGGGTATGAGCGCTCGGACGGTCAGCCGCTTCCTTCGTCTAAAAATTTCAACCTGATTTTTGTCAACGCCTTCACCAATATCCCGGCAGTCGGCGACACGGTTACTGGATTCACCTCTGGGGCTACTGGGTATGTGCTGACGACCGGAGCCAACTACGTGGTGGTCTGCGAAGTGGTTGGTATATTTGCGCTTGCTGAGACGATCAAGGACGGTGCGCTTGTTGTCGGGACTATGGTGGCTTCTACGGGTGTGCCAAGTGCTTCGTTGCTTGCGGCCTATACCGCATTGGCGGCTGACCGGCAGCGTACTCATATCGCGGCCGTGCCTGGGTCTGGGCCGGTGCGCGGCGTCTTTATCTACTCAGATGTGGTGTACGCTTTCCGCGACAATGCCGGGGGAACCGCAAGCGCGCTGTATAAGCAAACTTCAGGCGGCTGGTCGTTGGTGCCGTTCTTCAATGAAGTTTCGTTCACTGCGGGAACTACCCTACCGGCAGACGGAGCTACTTTGACGCAGGGTGGCATAACCGCAACCGTAAAACGTGTTGTTACGCAGAGCGGCGCATGGGCAGGCAGTGCTGCCGGCAGATTTATCGTGGATACCCCATCCGGCGGAAATTTCGCTGCCGGAGCGGCCACGTTGACGGGCGGCACTACAGTTACGTTATCTGGAGCGCAAACCGCGATCACGCCTACGGTAGGCGGCAAATACGAAGTCATAATCGGAAACTTCACAGGATCGCCCGGAACAATTCGCGCCTACGGGTGCGACGGGGTTAACAGGTGCTTCGAGTTCGACGGCACCGTTTACGTCCCGATCACCACCGGCACTGTGCCGGACACTCCTACGCATATCGCCGTCCACAAGAACTTCTTATTCATCGCTATAGGCGGCTCCTTGCTGTTCTCGGCGCCCGGTCTGCCTTACGATTGGACAGCCATAGACGGGGCTGGGATAGTCGCGGTAGGCGATCTACTAACCAACCTGATAGAACTGCCGGGCGCGCAGACTACCGCAGCGATGGGCGTCTACACCCGTTCTACGACCTACATTTTGTACGGCACGGGCGCATCCACATTTAACTTGGTTCCGCTTAATACTGGATGTGGTGGATTGTCCTTCACTGCGCAGAACATGGCGCATACCTATGTGACCGACGATCGCGGCATTATCGACATGCAGGAGACCTTGAACTACGGCAACTTCGATATCAATACGGTCACTTACCCGGTAAACAACTTCATCGGGCGGCAGCGCACCAAAGTAACTTGCGCTACATTGAACCGACAAAAAAGCCAGTATAGGCTGTTTTACAGCGATGGCTATGGGCTGTATGTTACCAATATGCATGGGCAGTATGCATGGATGAACATCGCTTCTTCCAGCATGCCAGTGCTGTTTCCTAATCCAGTGCAATGCATTACCAACGCCAAGCTTTCCACTGGCGAAGAGGTGGTGTATTTTGGCTCGACCAATGGTTTCGTCTATAAGCTCGATAGCGGCAGCTCATTCGACGGCGCGACTATCGCTAGCTATCTGCTATTCGGTGCAGATCAGATTGGCTCCCCGCGAACCATGAAGCACTACAGTCATGCTCAACTGGAAATCTCCGGCAATTCGTACATGCAATTGAACTTCGGCTACACGCTGGGCTACAACGCCACGACCATTTTACAGCCTACCGCCGTACCCTACGGTAGCGATTTCTCCATGCCGTTCTGGGATCACTTTACTTGGGATCACTTTACTTGGGACGGTTCGGTAAACAATCCCTCTACTGAATGCGACATGACCGGCACCGGGGAAAACTATGCCCTGCTGTTAAGTTCATCTTCGGACGCCTATTATCCGTTCACAATCAACAGCGCAATTGTTCATTATCGCACCCGGCGCGGAAAAAGATAGCTTTACAAATTCGCATTATTGTAGTAAAATAATAGATTGGCAAACAAATTATGACCGCTCAAACCAGCCCCTCTCCTCTGGACGCAACCACCCCTATAAATCCGGGCGATCCTCGGTATATAGACATTGGGCATTTTGATCCTAAACCTACGCCGGTAGACCCCTCTAGCGGTAGCAACGGGCCGCCGTGGACGCAGCCGCCTCCCACGATTCCTACGGCACCTATCACTGGCACCCCCGCCGCACAACTAGGGCCGGTAGACCAGTACAAAGCGGTATTGCCTAGCGACCAGTTAAATCAACTTCTCGACCCGAATTCGCTATTGGTGAGGCAGGCTACGGCCAACGCTAATGAAGCCAGTAACGCGAAAGGACTACTCAACTCTAGCATGGCTGTAGGAGCAGCACAAGGGGCCGTGCTACAGGCGGCAATGCCTCTAGCTTACGAAAACGCCAATGCAGCTAATGCGGTTGGTTTGGCAAACTCCAGTGCCAAGAATGCGGCGAATTTACAACAAGGCCAATTCAGCCAGCAATCCGGGTTGGCGACTTCTGCCGCGCTAAATGCCGAGGTAATGGCAAACTTGGATCAAGCCAATAAAATCCAACTGGCAGGCATCCAGACTCAGTACCAAGCCTTCCTTAACGCTAACTCCAATGCCTCCGGGTTGTATGACCAATACATGAAGCAGATTGGCGATATCCAGAATAATGCTAATTTAGATCAAGCCACAAAAACCAACATGATTAACCAAATCACCGATGCTCTGCGCTCGGGATTGGCGATGTTGTCCGGTATCAACGGGTTTGACTTAGCGAAAGGGTTGAATTTTGGAAATCCAAAAGACCCAAAAGACAGAGGGAACCCTGTAACTCCGCCGCCCCCGCCACCCGCCTCCCCGACTCCCCCCGATCACCGACCGGGAACCCCAGCCCCTGGCCCAGGACAACCGGGATACGATGGTGCTAAAGAATTTAGGTATAACGGACAGTGGTGGTGGATCTGATGCGTATCGTCCGTACTTTTGATGAGCGATTTATCCACGACTGTATTGCGCACAAGAGCGTATGGCCGCACATCACGGACGACGGCTCACCAGACGATCCGGCATTCTATTTCCCGCCGATGGTGGATGCAGTACATTGGCTGGAAGTGCGCGATGACGAGAAAAGGCTGGGTGTGTTTATGGTGCATCCGCTGAACAGTATTTGCGGAGAAGCGCATGTAGCCTTGCTTCCTGCAGCGTGGGGGAGATCGGCAGAAGCCGCTAGATTGGCAGTGCAGTGGGTGTTTGAAAATACCGCGTACCAACGATTGATTGTCAACGTACCCAGCGGTAATAAATTGGCAGCAAGATTGGCTACCAAAAGCGGGATGGACTACATCGGGAACAACAAAAACAGCTTTATGAAAAACGGAGTAGTACAGGATCAATTGATGTTCGGGATATCGAAGGAGGCCGCATGAGTACGGTTGCCAAAATAGCGGTTGGTGTGGTGATGATTTATACGGGTGTCGGAGCGCTGCAAGGGGCTAGCGAACTAGGCACAGTATTTGCCGGGGCTGAAATAGCCGGAGGCGCGATGACCGTGTACGGAGCCGCTACGCACAACGATAAAATGGCTAACACAGGGATGATTATAGGCAGCGTGGGCAGCATAGGAACAGCTTTTACTGCGGCAGGCGCGTCATCCCAATTGGCCGGAGCCGGAACCACTACGACGACTGGGGGAGACGCTCTCGCCCTCAGTGTTGATCCAAATTTAAGTGCTGCCAATGCTGCCGCAGCAGGAACAACGACCGCTGGCGCAGCAACTGGGGCTGCGGGGACGACTGCTGCTGCAGGAACTGCCGCTGGAACAGGTGCAACTGCCGGAACTACGGCGACAGAGGCTGTGGCGAAAACTTCAGCAGTACAAGACTTAATGAAGTACAGCCTGATAAGCGGTGCGGTAAGCGGAGCCGGAAACGCCTATGCTGCGCGCACCAATTCGGATATTCAAGCTCAAGCCGAGGCCAACAAGCTGGAGTTTGAAAAATCCATGGCTAATCGCGCGAACAGTTACGGTATCGTACCGATTGGCTTCGGGCCAGCCCCGTCCGGGTTGCTTACCTCGCCGTCTCAAGTCGCCGCGCCGACTGTATTAGCTCCAACTTTAGTCCAACCTCAAGCATAGGAATCACCATGGCTGCTACCAACCCGTCCTCTACGCCGATTACCGAAGCCGCGATGGAGAAATATATGTTTGCAAAGATTTCTCCCGCCAGCCAGAGTATCATCACTCGCGTCTACTTGGCAGGAATGAAACTGCTGTTTTCTTCCCAAATGCATTCCCAACTTCTGCAGGAGTTCCAGCAGCAAGTGCAGCAAGGCCACGCCATCGGAGATGTGCTCGGTACGGACATCGCTCACATTGTCCTGATCCTGTACCAAGAGAGTAAAGGAACAATGCCCAAGGGCGCGATGATCCCGGCCGGCACTCTGCTATTAGCTAAAGCTACCGAGTTCCTGAACGAATCTAAATTGGATCAAGTAACCAGTTCAGACTTTGCTGATGCAGTGAGGATAATGTCTACGGCGATACAAGCCAAAGCTGATCCTAACTTTGCGCAGCGCATGGGAGCAGCCCAGCCGCAAGCCGCACAACCTACCCCTCCCGCGCAACCGATGCAACAACCTCCGCAAGGACTATTAGGAGCGCCACAATGAGCAGTATGCTAGGAAGCCTTTTGGCCGGGGCCGCTACCGGAGCAGCGGACGCCGATATCAAAAATACGGCTACTCAGAACCAGCAAACAATCGCGGAAAATCTCACCGCGCAAAAAGCCCAGATCGAGGAAGCCTACAACGAGCGCCTGAGAGAGCATCAAATGGTCTTGCAGGGAGCATACCGGAGTAATATGTCCGCCTCTACCGAGCCGTTGGTAAAACAATCTCTTGCCGCGCATGGTCTTGTTATGCAACCAAATGCCGCGCAAGATGCTGCCCAGATCAACGCACAGCAACCTGGCGGAGGTAGCGTATCCCCAAGTGACGCTGCTACTCTACCAGCGGAGGCGCGCTCTGCGTATAATCTGCCTGCGGTAGCTTCTGACCTGCAAGTGATGACGGCACGCGCGCGCGCACAATCAGACCTTGGCTACATGAATCCAGACGATTTCCTGAAATCTCTTTCCGCCTTGAACAATGAACAAACTAAGGCCGAGGCTCAGAAAGAGATATCGGCGAACAATTTGCAGAACCAGCAAGTGCTGGC